AAAGCTCTCCAGAACGTACTCCGGCCTGTTTTCCCGCACGATTTTCTCTGACGGGAATGTTCCCGCCAAACACAGCCTCATGTTTCAAACCATTCTCCGCAGTGCGGGCACTGGATAAGCTTAGAGCCGCTCTGTTGCGCCGTAGCGGGCTGAAAAGGTGCAGGCTGTCCAGATTGCTGGCTTTCGGGGTCCGGGCCTGTATCGGTCGCTTTGGGCGGCTGTTGGGCAGGCTCCGTGAAAAACTCCTCAAAATCAGAATCGTCCACATCCCGGAGCAGACCATCAAGTTCCACTTCGCTGAAGCCAGTGCTGCTCAGATCTACATCCAGCGCCTGCAATGCATCCATTTCGGCGCGGAGCACATCATCATTCCAAGAGGATGCTTCCGCCACCTTGTTGTCTGCAATGCGGTATGCCTTGATCTGTGCGTCCGTCAGGTCATCGACCCGGATGCAGGGCACTTTGTCCATGCCCAGCCGTTTTGCGGCCTCATAGCGGGTGTGTCCGGCAATGATCGTGCCTTTTCCATCAATCAAGATGGGCACCCGGAATCCAAATTCCTTGATGCTCTGGGCTACCGGACCAACAGCCGCTTCGTTGTTTCTGGGGTTGTTCTCATAGGGATGGATCTGCGAAATATCCTGATACACTACTTGCTGATTCATTTTTTCTCCCTTCTTTGCTTTCCCCGCTGGCGTGGCGGGACAAATTGGGGAGCGGCGGTATTTTTCCTCCTTTCCGGGCATAAAAATACCCGCCCGGTGGCGAAACCGGGCGGGCAATGCGCTATGATTAGAATTTTACGGTATCATTGTACCACTTTTGCCGTGACACGTCCATGACATCTTTTTGACATCGAGCTAAGACATTTCCAATGCGTCGATACCAAACATCAGCATCGAGATTTTATCCACTGCTGCATCATGGTCACGGTAAACCTGCCGGGCGCTCACGTTTTCCTGCATTGCGATCTGCTCCACAGGCTTGGCGGTCTCGTCAATGTACATGGCCTTGATGATGCGCAGGCCCCGCTTCAGAGCTTCATTGTCGCTCTGGGCGCAGTAGGTTTCGTACAGGCCAAGCATTGCATCGATATGGCGAATCATGATTTTAGTGCGCCGGCAGCTGTTGCGGATGGATTCAACCGTAATGGCATTGTTCCGCTGGAGCATCATGTCCAGCAGTTCCAGTGCGGTTTCTTCCTCCTGACCATCATGTTCGCCAGTCTCGTCCGTATAGACCGCACCCGTGCAATGTTTTTTGAACATCCGGTAGTTCTTCAGGAGCAACTTCGTGTTCCGCAACCGGCGGTCACACCGGCCTGCGGCTTTACGGGCCTGCTCGGCCACAACTTCCTTTGCACCCTCGCGGGCAGCTTTGCGGGCAGTTTCTTCGATGAACGCCATCATATCTTCCGGGATAGTCATTTTGCGCATCCTCCTGTTCTACGTTGCCAAAATCCATCAATTTAGGTATAATAGACTTGCTCTATCGGGGGATTGCGCAAGCGATCCTCTTTTTTATTACTCAGATAGATTTCATCCTGCGGGTCACCTCGCTCTGACTCAAAACCGCCAGCGGCACACGCTTGATGCCCCGCTCTGCCGCCATCTTAGCCGATACGGCCTCCATCGCCCGCAGCATATCCGCACTCTGGGTCTCTGCGAAGCCACCGGGCAGGATATGATTCTTGCTTTCCCGCATATCGTTGACTTTGAGTTCTTCCTGCAAAGCCTGTTCCGAACAGCGGCGAAGCAGCTCCATTGCGTAGGCTTCACCGTCCTGCTCTACCCATCCGATGTACTGCCGGTAATTATCCAGCGTTTCCCGCTTCAGGCGGGCAAGCCGTTCCTTACCGAAACCGAAGGTCAGGTGCGTTGTCGCCGCCATAACCAACCATGCAATTTCTGCACCCTCATTCTGGGCCATGCGAAGCTGTTCTTCCTTGCGGTTGCGCGGGGCCTTGGTCTGCGGAAGCCGGACCTCAAAATCACAGATGCCCTTCAAGTCCTCCCGCATAGCATCCGTTGCGCTTTTGCGGTTCTCGGTCAGGATTTTTGTTTTGTACCGCTGCTGAAACTCGTGCATTTCATTACAGGCCCGCTCTAGGCGCGTAGCTCCAATGCCCTCTTCCTGGTGCATGGCCACTACCATACACCAAGTGAAGATCTGCGCCGTCTTATCCCGTTCATCGGCCCGCTGCTGGCGAATGTTCTTCATCTGTTTTGCCATCTCCAATCTTTGCATCCGAAAATTTTTGCCAGGATTTTCTTGTGCTTACTGCAATCCCAGTAGTTCTTGCACCACCGACACTGACCATTGCACAGGAACGACAGATGCGCTTTCATGTACCCTCCTTTTTTCTTCCGGCCGATTTTCCGGCCATTTGATTTACGGCCCAAGACCATCCAGCCATAGGCAGCGCGGCCACGATCAGGATGATAGATGCCACCGCCGTCACCGTCTGGTCTGAAAGAACTTCACGAATCAGATTCATTTTTTGCTCCCTTTCCGCACGCCGATTGGAGCACTTTCCTTTCCGTCCGCCGATTGAAGTACTTAACCGGGGAAACTCCGCGTTCATCACAGTCTTTGTTGTTGAAACTGACGATGGCACCGCAAGTTCTCTTATTGGTGCACCGAATACATTTCACGCCCGTACCACTCATAACCTCATAGGTAGATGCGCCGCAGAACGGGCATTCCTTGCTCTTAGGCTCGATGTGTGCTTTCATTTGCTCTTGCCCCCTTACAACACCCCATGTAATAATCCGTAGGCTCCCAGTCAGAAAGAACAATTTCACCAATTTTGTCGCACCAGCTGTCGCCCTCTCCAATGTACATACAGTTCGGGCAAGTGTCGGGATTGCACCGCTTCTGTGGTTGGCCTTTTCGGTTATAATGATGTCTCTTAGTCATCAGGATCCTCCCCTGCGCACCGGCTTCTTACCATTCCCGGCAAACTTGTCAGGCCGTTCGTCGCTCATTCCGCGGGCCAGCACCAGCGCTCGCTGGTCATTCGGCATCTGGTAGACACAGCCAGTCGAAATGTGTATATACAGGTCATTCAGCACAGCACGGGCAATTTCTGCGGTTTCATACTGTCCCAGCCGATACACCGCACCGCCGCCCGTAGGAACAGCCTTGATTTCGTGCTCAGGACTCACATACACGCTGGTGCACTGGGCAATGTTCGTGATGGAGTCCCATTTTTTGTTCATGACGTACATTCTGCATCCTCCACATAGCACCAGCTTTGGGGTGCCCTCTTGACTTTGAGCGGTTCAAAACAACATCCTGTCTGTAACAGCCGCGTGTATGTTTCCAGCGGTCTCGGCTGGTCATAAATCTTCAATTCTGAAATATGCCACGCCCAGCCTTGACCGTGCAGATATTCCCAAATCTGGTCTCTGTCCATGCACGCCTGCTGCTCAAAATCATCCGGTGTATGATTCAGCGGGGCAACTTCATAGATTTTGTCGCAGACAAATTCGCCAACAACCATCTGCGTTTTTCCGCGAACGCTGTCCGGCAGTAACTTATCGAACTTTACGAATACAGGCTTTCCATGATGGATTTCGCCATCCATCGTTTCTTCCCCGTCTTTGAAAATAGTGATAAGCTGTTGCGGTGCTTTTGTGCAGTAGATGTACACCTTGAACGGTTTTCCTTTTTCATAAAGGTGCTTCGGATAATTTTTCCGAACCTCCATAGTTTTCTTACCTCGCAAGATGAGGTCACACCATTCCGGCCGGATACTCAGCAGAACAGCTTTACCCTGGACCATAATAATCAAACCCCCATACATCGTGATAATACTCTGCGCTACGAACTTCTTCGCCGCTACCAATAGAAGGAAGAACCCCCAGCATGGAAAGGTCATTCCAGCGCTGCCTGTATATGCACCTTTGGCACTCCCTATTTAGGGTGATGGGGTGGTTGTGGAACGGGACAAGGTCAGTTTCGCAAACCTCTTCCGTGGTCGCCCCACAAGAAGGACATATCCAGATAATTTTTGCCATAGTCGGTCTCACACTTCCCAGTCTTCAGGACAGCCCAAAACGCATTCACCATCCCCGTTATCGCTGGTCGGCCTGTCAAAGCAGCAGCCCTCGCACCCACCTGTGCGTGATTTACAATGGTTCCTTATGGCAATCGCCATATCAACAGGATCCATCAATAAAGCGTTGGGTGCTTTCTCGTCGGTGCCTACCTTGCGCAGAATCTCGCAGGTTTCTTTCATGCCCTGCCGATTTTTGCAATGAATGACCACATCGTAGGTGTCATCGTACAGCTCGAATTCGCCATCATCATTGCGTATAAGTAAGATTTCTTTACTCACTGCGTACCTCCCCGTCGTCTAAACAGCCTTTGAGCTGTTCGAGCTTTTCGAGCACGATCTGCTGTACCTCTTCAGGCTTGCCGACGATCTCAACGAGCTGCGCCAGCATGATGTAAACATCCGCGATTTCTTCCCTGACGCTCTCGTGGGCGACCTTGATCTTCGCACCGTTGCGGTAGTTGAAGGTTACGGCCCGCTGGAGATTGCAGATCGCCTTCGTGAGCTCTGACATTTCCTTGATCGCCATCTGGAGCTGAGGGGCGGTGCCGTACCGATTGATCGCCCGCCGGATGGTGCTCAGACAGTAATTAGGAATGACCGGGATTCCTGCATCCTCGTACCATTTGAGCTTTTCCCGCAGGGTCGCGTAGGCCCACAAAATCGTGTAGTGCTCTGCGATCAGTCCGTCAATGCTCTGCTTCGGGTCGTCGAAGAGGTGATCGGTCAGACTTTCGGAGAGCTCCATATCGTTGCAGCCCAGATCGATGCTGCTGCCATGCCCCTTGACGAGCTGCCGCGCATACTCGGTCAGTGCCATTTCAGGTTGCCGCAGCCATACCCATCCGTCCTCGCTGACGTCAGTAAAGTTGAGGGCAGTCTGAAAATTGTCCACCGGGTTGTCGGTCGTCAGCCTCGGAACACTCTTAATCTTTTGCTTATCCATTTGCTCACCCTTCTTTTTGAATCATCGTCATATCGTAGCCGCTCTCCACAAACTTCACGCAAAGGTCGTGATTGATTCCATTTCCGAGATATGTATAGATGTCCGTCATTTCCTCCAACGTAAAATTCGTACCCAGCAGCTTGTTGATGCCCTCAAAGTGGAGTTTTCTTTCCTTGGGCGAGACTGCTTTAATTGCAGTCCGCGTAAGCCACTCCAAAATTTTTGCTTTCAGCTGGGTTTCGTTGGTCACATCTTTCAGGCTGAAGCCGGAATCAGTTCTCAGACTGAAAACAAGTTCGTTTTGCATATTCACGAACGACTGCGGAAACGCCGCCTGAATTTTCCTCGACCACATGGTATCGAAAATGTTGAATTTTTCTACACCGGCTACGGCTTCCGGTTCTTCTTTGGCAAGATAATCAATCGTGTTTTCGACATCTGCCAGCGTGTGAATATGTCCCAGTGAACTTTCCATGCTCAGCACAGCTTTCAGCTGGTCAGCGTTAAGCGTTCTCATTTTTTCACTACCTCCTTCGGCGGCAAAGGCATCCACCCAACCACAGGAGAATCAACACGGTTGTTGTAAACATCCTCCGGGTTGAAATAACGATATTCCCACCAGCCTTTGGGGATGAGATAATCGTCATGCTCTTCATCATAGGTGCCCCACTCGAAAATCTCTTCCCAGTAGAACTTGCTTTTTTCGGACAAAACAGTGCCATCTTCGTAGTGGGCCGTCGTAATCCCATATCCGCCGCAGGCTGTTTCAAACAGAATCAGCACTTCCGTCTCAACTTTCGGAGGATCCTTGTCGGGGTCGCGCCAGAAAGAAAGTAGCGCTCCTTCCTGTGCAACAGGAAGTTTCTCGACCTTTTCCCGCGCTACCCGGAGAGTCGCAGAAACAACATCATTCGCACTCGGCTTCTGAATCGTGTTATACTCCAGGCATTTCAATACGTCCTCACGGTTGATGTACTCAGCCATTGTCTTCCTCCTCATAAATGTCGAGCTTCATGTCCAGTGTGTACGGGGTGTCCACCGCGACGTCTGCGTCCGGGTCAAACTGTACGTCCAAGCTCCCATCTTTCAGCGAAATGGTGAGCACGCAGTTATTGAGCTTTGTCGTAAAGCTGTCACCATCGTTCAACTTCCCATGGTCAGCCGCGTACAGCTCCAGCGCCGCTTTAATCGCTGCGTTCGACTGTTCCATCAATCCCTTTTCGTTCATCTGAAATCACCTTCATCTTCACCACATTGAATTTTTCATACTCCGGGTAGCAAGCTCTAGCCATCGCCTTAGCCCGTACAGCAGCACGCTTAATGCCCTTTTCATCGACAACAACGCACGGCAGGAGTGCAGAGCCACGTTTCCCGGATGCAGCGATAAGCATCTCATACTTTGCCATCGTCTCGTCCTTTCTCTGGTTTCGGCGGGTGCGCTTCGCTCTGGCGGTCTATATCACCATCCACGTAGCACGCCGCATAAATCAGAAGTGCAGCCATCACCGCCAGAACCACCAGCACAATCCAAAGCCACATTTTGCATCACCCTCCCAGAAGATTTTTCATCATATACCCGGCCATAGCCTGTGCATATGCCTGTTTAGGAACGTCCGCCGCGCCATTCTCTTCCAGCAGCTCTTTGATGCTGTGTTCGCGTCCTGCGCCGTCAATGGCCCGAACTCTGGTACTGCCGTGATTGACCGTCACCGTTTTCTTATCGCGCGGGTGGATGCCGAACGGAAGCTGGAAACCTTTCTCAAACACCCAGAGGTGATAGCAGTCGCAGACGTCCACCAGCCGGTCCTGCGTTGGGAACACTTCGACGGCAACTCGCTTCTCGCCGAACAGGTCGTTCTTAATTTCCATCTTGACGGCCCACGGGATATCCCCGCTGCCGTCACTCCGGCCAACGCCCTCTGCCGCCGTAATCGTGACGTGTTCGACCTTGCCCCATTCCGTGCGGAGCAAACGAGACATCACGCTGTACTTCTGGTCTTCGCTGATCCATGCCCGATCCATCTCCCTCATCCAGCCGTGATAAGGTACTCCCAGCTCTTCAGCTGCCTGTTTCGGGGTAATCGTCTCAATCCACTTCATGTTACTACTCCTTTCCAGTGCTCATGCCCATCAGCTCCGGCGTATCAACTACATTTCCAACCACCTTTGCGGTCAGAACCAGGCTTGCAAGACCATGCTCGACAAGCTCCTTTCGGTTCTCCGAAAATTCCGCGTAGAAACCAATATGGCCTACGCCGTAGTCGATGTATTCGCCGTATCTTACGGCAAAAATCACATCTTTTCCGCATCGATCGTCTTCCAAAATGTCCCCCTCAAAAACAGGTACCCCGTTTTCGTCCGTCAGAGTTGTGTTCATACCGATCGTAAAAGGCTTGACCAGATGGGCGTATGCCGGCTCTTGCTCGGAGTTGATGTACCAGCCCTCGCCCGGGCGGCTGTTTTTCACACCTGGGGAGCGAATCAGGAATCCTTCATGCCAAACGCCATCTGCAGACTGCCCGCGAAAAGTTCTATCCTGCATCATGCTTCACCCCTTACCTTAACGGGAAGCACCAGCGCTTCATACTGCGGTTCAATCAGCTTTACAGGGGACAGCGGCCCAACTACCCATGCGCTGACTTCGTCCTCTTCCATCGACTTCAAAGCCTCGCTCAGGAATTCAAGGTTGAAGCCGATTCGCAAGGGGTCTTCCAACTTTCCGCTAAAGGAAAACTCCTCATTCATTTGCGCGATCGTGCTGCGCATTGATGCTCTGCCGGTGCCGCCGGGCTCCAGGTCCATTACCAGAACGCTCTTTTCTTTTGCGTCTGCAGACCGGGCCAGCTTGACGCGACCCAGAACGCCCAGCAGTTCTTTTCTGTCAAGCGCAATTCGGGTTCCTTCATTTCTCTGGGCCACAACCTTACCATAGTCCAGAAACGGCTCCGCAATCAGGCGGGACTTCACCTCGAAATTGCTGTCACTGAAAACAGCCTTTTTCCGGTCACGCACAATTTCCACGCTACCATCCATAGAAAGCGTATCAACTGCCTTTGCCGTGGCCGCAGGAAGCGTAAAGCGAAAATCACCATCAGCTGTGCAATTGATTCTGGCAATCGCCATCCGGTATCCATCCAGCGCACAGATTTCCAGCACATCCTCGCCTTTCCGAGAGAAGCACAGGCCACGGTGCGCAGGGTGTTTATCGTCCTTCGACACCGCATAGAGGACTTTGGAGATTGCCCAGCTTAAATCGTTGGCCCCCACGATACACCGCTTTGCATCATTGCCCGGGCCAGAAAACTCCGGGTAGTTCTCTGCCGGCGTTGTGTTCAGGCGTGCCCTGGCCGTGCCGGATTTCACGGTAAGGATTCCTTTATCGGCCTCGATGCTGATTTCCGGTGCTACCGTGCCGCTGATAAAATCAACACCGCGCGGTGGAACCACCACATCCTGCTCAACCGGCTTGGACAGACCAGCACGGACGCTCAGTTCCAGATTGGTGGCGTATGCATTGGAGCCGCTCAACAGGATTCCTGCATCATCGGTGCCCACCGCCCGAACCTCCGGCACCGCCGTGCGCAACTTGGAAAACAGCGCTCCAAGTTCGCTTCGCTCAAACTTCATCTTCCTTTTCTCCTTTCTCAAAGTGCTTCATGCTGAATTTCACATAGCATTCAGGGCACATATAAGCCACCCGCTCCGGGTTATCACCACGCTTTCTGCGCAGGAGCAGGGCGTACATTTCTTTCATGGGCTGGTATTTGCCACAGACCGTGCAGTGCTCCCACAAACGACTTTTCTGCACATCAGATGGAATTCTCTGAAGGAGGGGCTGCGGCTTCTCTCGCCGCATACTCTGAAC